TCGTTGATAAAACAAAAAATGTAAGGAGTCAAGTATGACTGATCAAATCCAAGACCAGGATCTTGAGCTCGATATCGAAAACAACGAAGTTGAGATTGAAGAAGCTCAGGCTCACGATCCTAAGAATGCTGAATCACAATCAGTAGCGTCTGTCAAATCCGCTGAAGGTGCAGGTAAAACTGCAACAAAGCGCAAAGGCGATAAAACTGGTGGCGATGCAATGCAAAAAGCATCTGCTGGTGATCCAGAAAAAGCAACTGCATCAGTAAAAGATGCTGGTGCTCAGCCTAAAGAAGCATACGACTTCTCTGACGATTTGGAAGCATTGGTTTCTGAAGAGGCAACTCTTTCAGAAGGTTTTAAAGATAAAGCAGCGCTTATCTTTGAAGCAGCCATCAATTCAAAAGTTGGTGAAGCAGTAGAGCGTCTTGAAGAGCAGTATGCTCAAGAGCTGGAAGAAGAGATCACAAGAACAAAAGAAGATCTCGTAGAGAAAGTCGACAACTACCTAAACTACGTTGTTGAAAACTGGATGGAAGAAAACCAACTTGCTATCCAATCTGGACTACGTGCTGAGATTGCAGAAGGGTTCATGAATTCATTGAAAGATCTATTCACTGAATCTTATATCGAAGTGCCAGAGTCTAAAGTCGACCTAGTTGACGACCTAGCAGACGAAGTTAAGGAACTTGAAGAACAGCTTAACAAACAAACTGAGAAGAATATCGAAATGAAAGAAGCACTAGAAGAACTAGTGCGTAAAGACATCATTCGTGAAGCTTCAAAAGATTTGGCTGAAACTCAAGTTGCTAAACTAGAATCATTAGCTGAAGGTGTTGAGTTTGAAGGACCTGAAGAGTTTGCGACAAAAATCGCAACTTTGAAAGAATCATATTTCAAATCAGACGCAGTTGAATCAGTTGTAGCAGAAGAATCAGAAGATGATTCTGAAGCAGACGCAGTTGAAATCAACGAGTCAATGGCACAATACTTAACAGCTATTCGCAAAACATCTAAATAAGGAAGTCCAAAATGGAAATTAATGTTAATGCAAATCAATTGATGGAAAAATGGGCGCCAGTTCTTAATGAAGAATCAGCTGGTAGCATCAAAGATGCCCATCGTAAAGCAGTTACTGCAATCGTTCTAGAAAACCAAGAGAAAGCACTTGCAGAGCAAGGCATGATCGCTGAAGCAGTACCTGGAAACAACACAACTTCAGCAGCTAACTGGAATCCAATTCTGATTTCATTAGTTCGCCGTGCAATGCCAAACATGATGGCATACGACGTATGTGGTGTTCAGCCAATGTCAGGCCCAACAGGCTTGATCTTTGCAATGAAATCACGCTACGACGGTGGTTCAACTGGAAACACTGAAGCGCTATTCAACGAAGCAAACACAGGCTTCTCAGGCGATTCAGGTTTCTCACAGCCAGCTGACGGTTCAGGCCTAGCAGGCGCAACTGACTCAGACTCATCTGCAGACGATGATCGTGCAACTGGCCTAGCCGGTGGGGCGATGCCAACAGCTTCTGCTGAAGGTCTAGGTTCAACAGGTGCCGGTCCTGCATCAAGCTTCAACGAAATGGGTTTCACCATTGAGAAAGCAACAGTCACAGCGAAAAGCCGTGCATTGAAAGCAGAGTACAGCCTAGAACTAGCACAAGACTTGAAAGCAATTCATGGTCTTGATGCAGAATCAGAATTGGCAAACATCTTGTCAACTGAGATTCTAGCTGAAATCAACCGCGAAGTAATTCGTACAATCAACTCACAAGCGAAAACAGGTGCTCTAACAACTAACACAGCTGTTAACGGTATCTTCGACTTGCAAACAGATGCAGACGGTCGTTGGTCAGTTGAGAAGTTCAAAGGTTTGATCGTACAACTAGAGCGTGAAGCGAACACAATCGCAAAAGAAACACGCCGTGGACGTGGTAACTTCATCATTACTTCTTCAGACGTTGCTTCTGCATTGTCTGCAACAGGTATGTTGGATTACGCTCCAGCGATGTCAACAAACTTGAACGTTGATGACACAGGCAACACATTCGCAGGTGTTCTAAACGGTCGTACTCGTGTATACATCGACCCATACGCAACTGTTGATTACATCACAGTTGGTTATAAAGGTACTAACCCTTATGACGCTGGCGTATTCTACTGCCCATACGTTCCACTAACAATGGTGCGTGCGGTTGGTGAAGATAACTTCCAGCCAAAAATTGGTTTCAAAACTCGTTACGGTATGGCGTCAAACCCATTCGTAGGCAACACACCAGCAGATGGTCTTGCAGCAGCGAAATCAAACCAGTACTACAGAATCTTCCGCGTAGACAACATCTTGGGTGCATAAACCAAGAGTTACGGAAATTACTAGGGGGCTTAACGGCCCCCTTTTTTTGTATAAATAAACTATATTAAAATAGGTTTATCGATGGCTACAAACATTTCACAACAAACTAGTTTTACAGATAACTTTAATTATTTGAAACCTACTAATTTTTCTATAAAAATTGATAATAAAAGGTTTCGTAATTTACAGTTTTTTGCTAGTACTGTTTCGCATCCAGGAGTCTCTGTACAAGCTCCTACTATAGCTATACCAAGATTACAAAACCTCTCAGTGCCCGGTGACACGTATACTGTTGATGAATTATCAATGGACATATTGCTAGACGAAGATATGGCCTGTTATATAGAAATGTATAACTGGCTCAATACAACAGTTCAACATAACTATGAATCGCAGATTGATAGATTAGGAGACGGCTATATACCAGAAACTGATATAGTTGTTAGTATTCTTTCTAGCCATAATAACACTGTCAAAAAAATAAAATATGTAGATTGCGTTCCTACTTCTATAGGAGCTCTCACATTACAATCATCTTTAGCTGATGATTCACCAATCACCTTTCCCATAACATTTAGAACGAGTTATTTCGAGATTTTATAGTATGTTAAATGATAATGATAGTATTGAAAAAAGTGTAAGAAAACATAGAGCTTTAATTTTATTTGCAAATAAACGAACTGGCAGTAAATCATTAATTAAATGGTTTTACAACGGCCATAAAATTTATGTTGACTATGATCGTCTTATTGAAGCTGTTAAATCTTTAGGATATATTGTAAACGAAGAAGCTGAAAGATATAATCTTTTTGGTAAAGACGGTTTGTTTTGGGACGTAACAAATCAATTTTTAAAAGATAATAATCGTGAAAAATTAGATTATGCTGTAAAAGTTATTTTATCTTATAGAGCTAGTCACCGAACATTATTAGAAGACATTCCGTTAGAGTTAGTAGATTCTATTACTAAACAAACGAACGAGTTTCATTCAAGTATATTATTGCTTACAAGAAGAAAATCTATTGAACGTCTTACTTCTCTTTGGTACACACAACAAGCGAAGTTGAAAGAATTTGAAGATGTAAAAACATTTGATCCAGAAAAATTTAAGCCTAAAAGAATGGATTTAGATTATTTAGTTGATCAAGAAAAATATGCTAGATATTTAAATGCTGAAACATGGAAAATTTTACATCGCTATAAACCTAGGTTTGTACATTTATCCTATGAAGATTTCTATAGAAGTTCAGATGTTACAATATTAAACTTAGCTTTGAAATGGTTATTCTATAACATTTGGGATTTTCAAAAGTTGCATGAAACCGGCCATTTTAATTTAAATAAATATTACATGGATCAGAAAAATATTGATAAGCTTGAAAACATGTTAAAGGATATTGAGCGTCCTACATTTTCAAATGTTCATGTTGATATATGATGGAGCATTGATTGTTAAATATAGAAAATGTATTGAGTGAGTGGCAAAATGATAGTGTTATTAATCAGTCACAATTAGATAAGTCATCAGTAGATACTGCAAAATTACATGCTAAATATTTGCAATGGCTTTCTCTAGCAAAACTTCATTTAAAAAAAGCGCAGATGAATCAAAAAACACTTTTAAAAGAAAAGTGGTTGTACTATAATGGAAAGATGTCACAAGAAGAAATAGAGTCTAGAGGATGGGATTATGATCCATTTGACGGATTAAAAGTTATGAAAGGTGATATGGATTATTATTATGATTCAGATAAAGATATTCAGCAGAGCGAAGAAAAAATAACCTATTACAAAACCTTAGTAGAAACTTTGCAAGAAATAGTAGAAACGCTGCGCTGGAGACATCAAACAATTGGAAACATAATAAAATGGAAGCAGTTTGAAGCCGGTGGATAAATTAATACTTCAAAAGAAAAATGAAGCAACTATGTTGGTAGGTTGTGATTATGGTATAGGTGCAGAACTTTCAGAATTTTTCTCGTTCTTTGTGCCTGGCTACAAATTCATGCCTAGCTATCGAAATAAAGTATGGGATGGTAAAATAAGATTATTTAATCAAGCATCTCAAGAAATGCCATTAGGTTTACTTCCATATGTAAATGAATTTTGTGAAAAAAGAAATTATGAAATAGATTATGAAGATAGTGAGTATGGCTATCCGCACCAAGTAAATGAAGTAAATCCAAAAGAAATAATGTCTTTCATCGAAAGCTTAGACTTGCGTAGTAGAGGTGAATCTATAAAAATTCGTGATTATCAGTTTGATGCTATATGTGAAGGAATTAAACGTAAAAGAGCGGTATTACTTTCGCCTACAGGATCAGGAAAATCACTTATCATTTATGTAATAATGAGATGGTTTCTAGAACACCATGATCAAAAAGCTCTTGTTATTGTACCAACCACATCATTAGTAAGACAAATGTATTCTGATTTTGAAGACTATTCTTCTCATGACCAGTCATTTATATCAAATGAAGAATGCCATGTGATTTATTCTGGCCAGCCAAAAACAAATATACAAGAACGGGTTTTTATTAGTACTTGGCAATCTATTTACAAATTGCCAGTAACATGGTTTGAACAATTTGGTGTAGTGTTTGGCGATGAATGTCATGGGTTTAAATCTAAATCATTAACTTCAATTATGAATAAAGCGCGTAAAGCATCTTACCGTTTTGGAACTACCGGCACTCTTGATGGAACTCAGACCCACCAGCTAGTACTCGAGGGACTTTTTGGTAAGGTGTTTAAAGTTACTACAACCAAGACATTGCAGGATAATGACACGTTAGCACCTCTAAATATTTTAATGGTTGTACTTGATTATGATGAAGAAACGAAAAAAGTTTTCGGCAGTAAAACATATCATGATGAAATTGATTTTATTGTAAAGAATGAAAAAAGAAATAATTTTATACGTAACTTGGCACTAGATCAAACTGGTAATACGCTTGTATTATTTCAATTTGTTGAAAAGCATGGTAAAGTTTTATTTGATTTAATTGAATCTAAAGCTGATATAAATAGAAAGGTATTCTTCGTTTCAGGTAATACCGAAGCCTCAGATAGAGAAGCTATTAGAAAAATAACAGAAGGCCAAAAAGATGCGATTATCGTCGCTAGTCTTGGGACTTTTAGTACTGGGATTAATATTCGCAATCTTCATA